GATACTTACTCATGTTGGCTTGATGAACTAAGTCAAAAGCTTTATCGAAATCCATCCCAAAAGATACAGCCGTTCCTTTTAAAACATAAACCACATCACACATTTCCTGCAAGAAATCCTGTAGCATAACATACTGTTCGCCTTGATCTAGGTTTTCCTCTAGCCTTAATGCTACATCCGCGAGCTCTTGGACTTCTTCAAAAATTAGTTTCATTCTGAATTCCAAAAGCTCTTTACTAAAAGGCTCGTCAACAGCTAGGTTTACTTTTTGATGAAACTCTTTTACCTTATCCATGTTCGTTTCCTTCTTCCTCTAAGGCTTGTATTAGTATAGCCGAATAATTAATATTGTCCATCAAAGAATCTTTAATAGACTCATTAGATAATTTCTTCTCCCTGAAATAAGATTCAATTCTACTCCACTTATCCTGTAACCTACAGGCAATCCCCACACTTACAGGAATTCCTAGTGCCTTACACCTTCTAAAGTTATGTAAAGGATCTCCAGGTTTAGCATAATCCTTATTCTTTTTCTCAGCTAGTAAGGCACACTCCTCTAGAATTTCTTTAACCCTTAGGTGATCTGTTATTTCGGGTTCCATAGTTTAACTCCTCCTTTCTCGTAATCTTCACACCTTAAAATTCGAGCCACCCTAGCTTGAACAAGTGCATCTTCTTCTGTCAAGCCAACCGCTTTATAAGCTTGAACTATTATACCCCAATAGTCAGCAGGCTTTTGGCCTTCAAGTAAATTGTTGGCTTTCTTAGGACCTATTCCTGGACACCCTTTGTAATTATCTACTGTGTCTCCGGTTAGAACTTGTATATAGAAATTAAAATCTGCTGTCTCCTCGTTAATATTGGTTTTGATTTCCGTATCCATATTATAATAGATACAAGGAATGGTTTTCATATCTTTATCAATCGAGGCTACAAAATTAATGTGATACGTTTTATCTGTAGCTAAAATTCCTATCACATCGTCAGCTTCTAAAGTAGGATACGAAACAGCCTCATACTTATCACGCAGATACTTTTCCAGTTGATTATACCCTAGAGGTTTCCTGTTTTTTTTTCTTTGCATTTTATATTCGCTAAAAATTTTCTTCCTAAAATTATTTGACCTATCCGATAGACAAACAGTAACATCTGCAACACTGCCAGCTAAGATAGTTGTAGTAAGGTTGTCTATAACCTTATCAGCCTGTCTATACATTTCTTCTAGGTTAACATGAGTTGTTACTATACCATCATCCCACTCTATCTCATTCTGTACTGCCCAACAAATTTTGTATATAAGTATGTCTCCATCTATCAATAACTGCGTGGTTTCCATGATATTCACCTTCTTTAAAATGTTCTTTATAATGACATTCTTCACACAAGTACAAACATAACAGTGATTCAGGTAATGTTTTCCTCCAACCCCACTTCATAAGATGAGAAACTTTATCTGTTTTAGTTTTAGGATCAATATGGTGGAAATGTAACCCTTGTTCCCTAGACTTTTTTCCACATCCTTGACAGGAAAAATTTCGTAAAAATTGTATCACATATCTATTAGCTTGACGAACAAACTGGCAATATAATATGTGGTCCTTTGTGTTATAAGGGTTTTTAGATAAAATAAATCTATAAAATCCCTCACAAAATACTTCCAGTTCATTATATGTTTTAATGTGTTTCAGCCCAATTTCTTCCAATTTTAAACGTGCCACTAAGAGGGCATCCAAATTCAAAGTATTCTCCAGCCCTTTTAATAGCTGATTCCGCTTGGGGTCCAATAAATCTTTCGGCATACCTCTCCTTACATTCAATTTGGAATTCATCGTGAATATTAGCTACAAATTCATAGTCAACAGGAGCATCAAAACCTAAAAATTTTAACCTCTCATCTAAAAGTACCAGAGCTTTTTTCATAAGTACAGCTCCAGCACTTTGAAGTAATGTATTCAAAGCACTATACTCAGACCTAACATGGAGATGTCTACCGTCTAAACCTATTAGATGTCCGCGCCTTCGATAAGCCTTCCTTACCGCATCCGTTAGTTGTTCTAAACCTTTGACTCCTTTAAAGAGCTTTTCTCTAGCACGTTTGCCTGCTTTCCTGTTTGCTCCTAAGATAATTCCTAACTTTTCATCGCCTGCCCCATAGATAAATGCGTAGAAAAAAGTCTTAGCTTTATCCCTTGAATCAATACCTAATACTCTTTGATTCAGTGTATGTATATCGGTTCCATCCGTTGAGTTTCCCTCGACTGCTGCGTTAGCATATGTACCACCATCATAGCGTTTAAGATAGCCAGCTAAAGCTCTCAGTTCCAGGCCATCTGCATCACAGCCCACTAATACTTTACCTTTAGTGGGCTTAAACAGTTCCCGACACTCCTTACCATAAGGACTATACACCGCAGGAACTTGAGCTACATTAGGAGAAGAATGAGTACACCTACCAGTAACAGCTCCGTTAGTGTTGACGTACCCATGTATCCTTCCCTCTTTCTCTAGCTTAAGCCAAGCATTATCTCCCTCTGCCAACTGAGAAATTCTTTTCGACAAAAGAAAATGAGTATACAGATCTTCACATGGAGGATAAGGAAGCTTTTTTAAAATCTTTTCATCAATCTTAGGTTTACCATTAGGAGTAAATTCAGCAGGCTTCCATCCATAGTCCTGTTTTAATCTAAGACTGATATGATCTCTACTGTTTGGATTAAAATGAACTTTCTCTATCTTATTAAACACTGCACCAGCAGAATACCCTTTGGATATGTTTGCTCTTTTAGGTACAAACTCACCCCCATCCTTATACCAAGAGCCAAAGGTGTCTTTTAAATTTTTGCCTACCAAATCTTTTTCTTTTAAAAGCTGAACATATAAGCCTTGTCCTTTCTTAGTATCAAACTTAAACCCCCACTCTATCTGTCTCTGAATGATAGAAGCAAAGTCATGTTCCAACATAGCAGCTTCGGATGGAATCTCACAATAATCTATATGCTCATACAACAAAGATGTTATCGAAACATCGTTTGCACAATACCTTGCCATATCAGAAGAAAAAGTACCCCACTCAGTGTTATCATTATTAAATTCTCCTTTCAGCAACCCAAGCCTGTAACCCCATGCTTTTAACCCATGAGAGCCCCATAGTTTTCGAGGTACACGCGTGGGTGGTTTGGCATCAAGCTCCATGATGTTGGGAAACATCAAGCGAGACATGATTAAAGTATCTTCAATTTGAATCGACTGTCGAGGCTCCCACCCCAATACTTTTTTAAGAACAGGTAGATCAAAACCAATAATGTTATGTCCAATTATCGTCTCAGCCCCCGACATAACATCAAGAGCATCTTCGATACAATCATACCCATTCTGGTTGGCATAAATCTGAGAGGCTTTAGCTCCCTCAACAGTAAGCCCAACACAGTGAACCTTAGTTACATCTGGTAAAAGACCATCGGTTTCAATATCAAATATGATTTTCATGTTTAGAATCCTTCCTCAAGAGCTGATCCACACTCTCTAAGTCTTCCGGTGTCTTTGTCGTAGTAGAGTTTGGTTGCAATTCCTGTCGAGCTTCCCTTATACCTTGCCTTAAGGATACGAACAGTCGTTTCACCATCTTCTTGTTGATTTCTTTCGAGTCCAATAACGAAATCACTAAGTTGAGAAATGCTTCCACTCCCTCGAACATCATTAAGTGTAATTTTTCTTCCATCTTCATGCCCCCTTCCATCACTAGGTTTTCTTAGGTGTGATACTATCAGCATCCCTATGTTAAGTTCTTCTGCTAGGGATCTTAGTTTAGTCATTAGGTTATCAATTAATCTTCGTTCATCTCCACCTTCCATACCTGAAATCATAATAGAGATGTGATCTATAATAACCCAACCTACCCCACAACTTCTTACAAGGTAGCGAATTCTATTTGACAACACTTCACCATCTAAACTCCCCCAATGATCGTATAAATAGATCCTGCCTGTATTTAAAGTCTTCTCCCATATATCCCTTAAATATTTTTCATCCAAATTATTTTGAAGGTGTAGCATTTGGTTGGCTTCGATAGACATGAAATCAACCGCAGCTTGTCTAACAGATTCTTCCAAGGCAATATAGCCTAGAGTCTCTCCCTTGCTGAGAAAATAAGATGCAATCTCTTTAACAGTTGTGGACTTGCCAACTCCGGTTCCAGCACAGAAGGTAACAAGCTCCCCCTTGCGCGCTCCTAGAGTAAGGCTGTTAAGCCCCTGCCAAGGGTACTCCATGTCTGCTGCTTCCATAGGAGTATTAACAAGATCCCAAGTGTCTTCCCCTGCTATGATTCCATCGGGTCTATAAACACTAGCCCTGAATATAGCATTTACAACTTCACTGCCTCTGCCCTCTTGGAGCATATCATTTGCATCCTTAAGAGGTAAGGAAGCAATCTTACAGCGTCCTGGTGGAAACAGTTCAGCAGCTTTACGAGCACTACTTTTACCTTGGGGATCGTTGTCAAACATTAAAACAATCTCTTGAAAATTCCCCAACAGCCACTCTAAATCTTTACTGATACTCTTACAAGCTGAACCTACACCATTTGCAATAGACACTACAGGATATTTACAGTTGTTGATCTCTGCAACAGACATAGTATCAAGCTGGCCTTCAGTAATAACAATGTATTTTCCAGAAGTCCAACACTGCTTACCCCACAACCCAAGACTGCTAGTATCTCCTACAAAGCTAAAGTCGTGTCCCTTCTTACGGATTTGTTGTGCTATTAATTCATTATTCTCATTAAAATATGGAGCTAAATGAATAGTCGCGCCTGAGGCAGTAGTTTTTACTTGGTATCCAAAGAATCTACAGGTATCAATAGAGATTCCT